CTCCACCAAAAACTCAGAAACATAAGAAGTATGGTAAGGAGAAATAAATAATGTCTAATAATAGATTATATGATACAAGTAAAGTTAAAATTATTAAAATTCCCGCAGCTATGAATTATGGTATGCGTAAAGATGTAGAAGTTACTGCTAGTTCTAAAGATGGAGCAAACCGTGGTCAGCGAACACCCTATGCTCGTACATCAAAAAAGAAAGGCGGTTCAATAGCTAAAATGAACAAAGGAAAGCAACCAAAAAGTTATGCACAAGATACTACCCCACCATCTCCGTATGTTGCAACTCCAGATGGATATATGGTTCTTAAAGAAAAAAGTGTTAATATACCTATACCTAAATCAAAACCTAAAGCCCAGCGTAAGAAAAAGGGTGGACGAATTGGTTCAGGTTGTAATAGGCTTTATTAATGGCTATAAATCGTGGAAGTATTCGGCAACAAATTACAAAACCAGGATTGACAAAACGATTGACCAAGACTTCTGGAAAGAAGAATGGGAAAAAGAAATTAAAGGTTTCTACACCAAACAATAGGTTATACTAATGGCTACTTCAGGTACATTTAATTTTTCTATGGATATAGATGAAATTATCCAAGAAGCTTTGGAAATGATTGGGGGTGAAGAAACTCTTGGTCACGAGCCTAAGTCTGCTCGGCGTTCCATTAACTTGCTTCTTCAGGATTGGCAGAACCGTGGTGTTATGCTATGGACTGCTAATACATCTGCAGTAACGCTTACAACAAGTGTTACTACATTTACTCTTGCATCTGCAACTATTGATGTGCTTGAAGCTGTACATAATCGTAGCAATACTGATATTCAACTTGAACGTATTTCTATGCAGGAGTATTTAAAAATTCCTAATAAAGGTCAGACAGGACGTACTACACAGTATGCTGTTAGACATGAACGTGGCGCACCTGTAGTACATCTTTGGCCTATTCCTTCTAATTCAACAGACCAAATTAAATTAGAACTTGTACGTTATATGGAAGATGTAGATAAGTCTGCTTTTCAAAATGCAGATATTTCTCGTAGATTTATACCATGTCTTACTGCAGGTCTTGCGTATCAAATGTCTATGAAACGTCCCGGCGTAGAAGGTGGTCGCATTCAAATGATTAAACAAGAATATGAAGAAAGACTAGGACGTGCTATGGAAGAAGATAGAGAACGTGTAAGTATTTTCTTTAAACCAAAGGTTAATATTTAATGGCAAGTGGTAAGTATGCTTTTGGCATATGTGATATATGTGGGTTTAGATATAAGTTAAAAGAGTTAAAAAAGAATAGCTATGGCATGATGGTATGTCCATTAGACTACGATGGTAAGTATGATTTACAAAGCCATCCTCAAAATAAAACACCTAAGATATCAGATGATATATCTATTAAAGACCCTCGTCCACGTTCACCTATGCCACCTACAAATGTAACAGTAACAGATTGGTTACCACCTTACCCACCGGGAGTATAAAATGGCTAGAGGTAAAAATGTAATCCAAGAATGTCAAATCTGTGGGTTTGAATTTAGACGTTCTTTGATGCGTTTAAACTCTAGTGGTCTACTTGTTTGTCCTGAAGATTACGAAGGTTCTTATGATTATAAAAGTCACCCACAAAATAAATCACCCGATACTCGTAAAGAACAACCTTGGGTTATAAATGCAAGACCAGAAGATACATCATTTAATTCTTCTGGTGGTGGTGGTGGCGGTAGAAATATTGTTTGGAACACTGCCATAGTAAACTATAATAATATTACTACTCTTTATTGGAATAATATATAATGGCATCATTAACTAATAAAACTATTGCTAGTACCTACAAAGATTTGCTACAAGTTAGTAATAGCAATTCAGGTGTAGATGGTACTCTTAGAAATATTGAAGATGGCGAAGGTACTTCTTCTGCTTTACAGATTTCTCAAAGTGGTGTTAATATTGATGGTGACTTCTATATAGGTGGTAACCAGCTTACCGCAACTGTATCCGCACTAAATAATATTGCTGACCTTACTGGCACTAATGGCATTGTAGCTGTTAGTGGTGGTAATGTTTATGGGCGTTCAATCGCTGCTACAGGCCCTCTGAGCGTCACTAACGCTGATGGTACAGAAGGTAACCCAACAATTGCTTTAGTTAGCTCTGCAGTCTCTGCAGGGGCTTATGGGCCTATGTCTACATTTACTGTAGATGGGTATGGTATCATTACTGATGTAACTGTTGCTTCAACTATTTCTGCTAATGCTTTTATTGGTGGTACATTTGATGGTTCTAAACTTGACATTGAAAACAATGTTTCTATTGGTGGTACACTTATTGTATCAGGAACTTCTAATTTAAAAGAAATTAGTGCAACAGATGTTATCTTCAATACTGTTAGTGCAACATCTAATATTTATTCGCCTGTTGTAAGTACTGGTAGTCTTCATGCAGTTAGTGCAAGTATTGGTGATTTATATGCTGCCAATCTTTCATTTACAAATGTGTCTGCAAATGCGCTTACTCTTTCTAATCTTACCGTACAAACATCTTCAAGTTTTGCTGGTGTTGCAACATTTACTGCAAGTACAACATATGATTCCAATGTAAACTTTAAAGATAATAAAACTCTTTCATTTGGTGATTCTGGTGATTTAGAAATTATTCATAATGGTGTACATTCAAATATTCGTGATATAGGAACTGGTAATCTATTTATTCAAAGTAATGAAATTAGACTTACTAATAATGGTTCATTTTCTATGCTTACCTTGGCTGATGGTCAAGATGCAGATTTCCCATATGGTGTTCAGGTAAGTGGCACGGTTAGTGCTACTAGTTTTGTTGGCCCAACTATTACAAGTATTACTACTGCTATTACATCTATTAATACTTACATTACTGGGGTGTCTGCAGTTTTTGCAGCAAGTATTAATAATACTAACAATGCTCTTACAGCTTTGTCAGCTACGATGGCTACATCTATTGACAACAGTAATACAAACATTACAGCAAATGCGAATGCTATTACATCAGTCAATAGTGTTATTACTGCATTGTCTGCTACTATGGCTACAAGCATAGACAACACAAACACAAATCTTACAGCACTATCAGCAACAATGGCAACTAGTATAGCAAATACTAATGCCAATGTCACTACAAATATTAATGCAATTACATCTGTAAATTCTGTTATTGCTAATCTTTCTTCTACTCTAGCTACATCTATTGGCAACCATCTTCCTTTGGCTGGTGGTACAATGACAGGAACACTTACACTTGCAGGTGCGCCTAGTGCTAATCTTGAAGCTGCAACTAAACAATATGTAGATAATCTGACTGCTGCAGCTATTCACTTCCATGACCCTGTTCGTGTAGAAAGTCCTGATAGTGCAGGTAACTTGAATGCTACCTATAACAATGGCACTGCAGGTGTGGGTGCTACACTTACTAATGCAGGTACTCAGGCAGCACTTGTTATTGATGGTGTAACACTAAATACAAGTGACCGTGTTCTTATTTACAACCAAACTAATGGTTATGAAAATGGTGTATATACTGTAACTGATACAGGCTCTGCATCAACTAACTGGGTACTTACTCGTGCTACAGATGCAGATAGTTATCAGCCAAATGATAATACTGGTATTGATGGTGGTTCATACTTCTATGTTCAAGAAGGCGATGACGGTGCAGGTGAGGCTTATGTATGTAGTAACATAGGTACAATTACCATTGGTACTACACCAATTACATTTGTTCAGTTTAGTTCTGCACTTGTATATACTGCAGGTAATGGTATTAATATTAGCAGTGGTCGTGTAATATCTGTATCTGGTGTTCCTTCTTCAGCTACTATTGCTGCCTTGTCTGCAACAATGGCAACATCTATTGATAATACTAATACTAATCTAACTGCACTATCTGCAACAATGGCTACAAGTATTGCAAATCATTTACCCCTTGCAGGTGGTACACTAACAGGTCATGTATCTGGTACGGCTCTTACAATGTCTGGAGATGTTTCTGCTAATGCTTATTATGGTGATGGTTCTAATTTGACTGGTATTACTGCAGGAGCATCAGAAGGATTTGCTATTGCAATTGCTATTGCTTTAGGCTAATATTTAATGTATAATTACATAATTGAAATATAGGAAGATAATATGGCTAACGCATTTAAATCTGTAACAGCACAAAACGTAGGAACCGTACAGGTATCTGTGTACGAATGTCCTGTAGCTACGTCTACAACAATGATTGGAATGACTATTGCTAATACTGCAGCATCTCAAATTCTTGTAGATGTTCAGATGAAAGATGCAAGTAATAGCGACACACAAATCTATTTGGTAAAGGACGCACCTATTCCAGTTGGGAGTTCTCTTGTTGTTCTTGGGGGTGACCAAAAGGTAGTCTTTGAAGTTTCAGATAGTATGAATATTACAAGTGACACAACAACAAGCGCAGATGTAGTATTGAGTTTCTTGGAGATTGCATAATGCCTTATATGGGTAATCAACCTGCAACTTCTTTTTCTTCTGTATCCTATCAAGACTTAACTGGTAGTAATGGTACGTCCTTTACTCTTGACTATCCTGTAGGTAATGCACAAGAAATTGAAGTATTTGTAAATAATGTTCGTCAAGAACCGGGGGTAGCATATACTGCTAACGGTACAGAACTTATTACTACTGGTACTATTTCTATCTCAGATGACTTCTATGTTGTATTCCAAGGTAAAGCACAACAAAGCGCAACACATCCTGCAAATCAAGACCTCAATGCAAATAATGGTATATTTACTGGTACAGTTACTGCTAATTCTTTTATTGGAATTCCAAACCCTTCGCTTATAATCAATGGGGCTTGTTCTATTGCACAGCGTGGCACGAGCGGCACGGGCGGCGACTATCAGTCAGTAGATAGATTTGGAGTTACATTTGGCACTGTGGCAATTACCCAATCACAAGACACAGACGTGCCATCAAATCAAGGCTTTAGTAACAGCTTCAAGATAGAATGTACTACGGCATCTTCTTCAACTGCGGCATATGTTGCGTTATATCAAAAGATTGAAGCGCAAGACGTAAGAAATAGTGGTTGGGATTACACATCATCTAGCAGTTATTTGAGCATTTCATTCTGGGCGAAGGCGTCTGTTGCTGGGACGTATTTGTGGTCTGTTCGCACGAATGATGGCACTGCTTACAATTACGCTGACAGCTATACATTGGCGGCTAACACTTGGACAAAGATTACAGGCACAATACCGGGCAACTCTAATATAAGCTTTGATAATGATAACGGTGAAGGCCTTGCTGTTTACCCAATGCTTGAACTTGGCTCTGATTATACATCAGGGTCATCATTTAAAACTTGGACAGCGCACACTGGAACAACCCAGTCGCCAGACGTTACTGTTAATTTCTTTGATACGCTTAACGCCACGTTCAAGATTACAGGATTAAAAGTTGAAGTAGGCGAGACTGCGACTGACTTTATTCACGAAGATATTGGTACCACGCTTATAAAGTGTCAACGATATTGTAGAGTTTATTATGGTGATAATAACTATTCACAAATGGGCGGTACTGGCTTTGCTGCTAACGGAACTACTGTAAATATACCTGTATTACTAAATCCACAAATGAGAGCTACGCCAAGCTTATCAGCGTCAGGTAATAGTCAGCTTAGTGATGGTGCTGCTGGAACTATAATAAGTGGAATAAGTGTAATTACACAACAAAGCAGTAGAGATGTATTATCAGTTGCACCAACTGCTACTGGACTGACGCAACACAGACCTTATAGATTAGAATCAGCAAATAACACAACTGCAAGAATAACTATTAGTGCGGAGTTATAAGATGACAAAAACTATAACAAATGCAAAATATACAGTTGATGTAAATGGAGATAATGCATCAATAAATGCAATAATTAATGGTGTTTTAACATCAGTTCCGCTTGACCCTGCTAATTCAGATTATGCAGAAATTTTAAAACAAGTTCAAGCTGATACACTAACTATTGAGGATGCAGATTAATGGCACTTAGTAAAATTAAAACAGGTAGTATAGAAGATACTATTGACCTTACTGCAAACGATGGTACATTTACTGGAAATATTACAGCAACAACTGGTATTGGTGTTATTCAAGTAACATCTACGCAAGTTACAGCAACAGGTTCTTTTACTACAGCATCTACATCATATGTTACTGACAGTACGATGCCAACTTTAAATATTACACCAAGTTCTGCATCCAGTAAAATTATGATTATATTTCGTATTGGTATGCAACATGATGCAAGTGGACAAATTGAAAATACTATTTATAGGAACAGCACAACTGATTTATCTAATGGCAATACTTACGGCTTGTCTTTTAGCGGCGGCGCACAACCCGGTTGGTTTAATAATACGATTACGTGGGTTGATGCTCCTACTACTGTAGGTGAGGTAAGATATACTTGGTATAGCCGTGCTGAATCTCCTGTAGATATTACACCTGTTCATCCCGGCACTACTTGGAGTGCTATTTTGATGGAGTTACCATAATGACTGAAGCAAGAGACTTGGCAGATGTGCCTAATGGTTTGACTGTAAATAGTAGTGGATATGTTTTAACTTCATTAAGACCAGCTTTTAACGCAAGTAGAACATCAAGCCAAGCAGTAAACAATTCAACAATTGTTTTTGACCAAGTTTCATTAAATGTTGGAAATCATTATAATAATACTACAGGTCAATTTACTGCGCCTGTTGCTGGTGTTTATCAATTTAGTTTTGAATGTGTGGGTGGGGCTTCCCTTGGTGGACATGATTATTTTGCAAAAGTTAATGGTGTAACAAACCAACAATTAATTTCAGTAAGACCGCCTTCTGTTAATAATACTGACACACTTGCTTCTAAAACTGCAAGTACCGGGTTAATATCTTTGAGTGCTAGTAATACTGTTGAAGTTTTTTCTCCACAAAATTTAACTGTATATAGTGATGGAAATAGTTGGTTAAAATTTTCAGGATATTTAATAGGATAACATATGGCATATATAGGAAAATCACCACAGGGTTCAGGAGTTAGAACTCGTTACTATTACACTGCAACAGGTGGAGAAACATCTATCAGTGGTGCAGATGATAATGGTAGAACTCTTACATTTACTGATGGTGAATATGTAGACGTATACCTGAATGGTATTTTGCTTGTGGCTGGTACTGACTATGGTACTGGTACTACAAATACTATTAATGGATTAACTGCTTTAAATGCAAGTGATATTGTAGAAATTGTTGTATATGATATTTACTCTGTAGCTAAGATAAACTCAGAAGCAATCAGGTATCGTTATTATAAAACTGCTTCTGGTGGTGAAACATCTATTAGTGGTGCAGATGATAGTGGTGCAACAATTACTTTCCCAGCTAATGCAGAGATTGATGTTCGTGTAAATGGTGTGTCACTTGTTCAAGGCACAGACTATAATACAACAACTGCTAATACTGTTGGTGGCTTGACAGCATTGACTGCAGGACAGGTTGTTGAGATTGTTTACTTTAGTTCGTTTCTTTTATCTGACACAGTAAGTAAAGCTTCTGGTGGAACCTTTGGTGGAAATGTGGCTATGAATGGCGACCTCACCGTAGACACTAACACCCTTTACGTTGACAGCACGAACAATCGGGTTGGCATTGGGACGACTTCGCCCAGTTATAAAATGTCTCTGGAAGATAGCAGCAACTTTGCCATTCACCTGCTAAAGACAGGCAGCAACGACGGTTGGGTCAGAAACATTGGCACGATGGACATAGCTGCCGCATCTGGCGGCGGTGGCGGTCAAGTAATTACATTCAGCACTGGTGCAAATTACGCTGGTTTGGCAGAGCGTATGCGTGTGGATGGGGTCGGAAAATTGCTTATCAACAGAACTACGGCATTATCAAATGGTTATTTAGCAATCAATGGCGGTGCTGCTGAAGCAATGTCAATTCAAGGCGGCAGTAATGACTATATTGTTTCTTGGCACAACACTAGCGGTACACTTATAGGTTCAATTACTGGTTCTTCAGGTTCTTCAACATCCTACAACACAACATCCGATTACCGCCTAAAGACCGCAGTCACTTACGATTGGGATGCCATCACACGCCTAAAGCAGTTACGTCCTGCAAGGTTTGAGTGGATTGTTGATGGTGATGACGCTGTTCCTGTCGATGGTTTCCTTGCACACGAACTTGCAACAGTCATCCCTGAAAGTGTCACCGGCACACATAATGAGGTAGATGATGAGGGCAACCCTGTGTACCAAGGCGTTGACCAGAGTAAGCTAACCCCATTGCTTACCAAGGCACTGATTGAGGCGGTTGAAAAGATTGAACAACTAGAGACCCGCATTGCGGCACTGGAGAATGTGTAATGAGTAGGGCAAGAGACATAGCAAACAGCGTAGGCGGTGGTAGCCTTGTATCAGTAGGAACTATTTTTCCTTTTGGTAATGGTACGCTTCCAACAGGTTATTTAGCCTGTGATGGTTCTGCTGTTTCTCGTACAACTTACTCAGATTTATTTGGAGTTATTGGAACTGACTATGGTGTGGGAGATGGGTCTACTACATTTAATGTTCCTGATTTACAAGACAAAGTTCCAGTAGGTTCTAGTGGTACAAAAGCTATTGCTTCTACTGGTGGTAGTGCAACACAAACCCCAACTGGTACAATAACTGTAAACAACCACACACTATCTACTAGCGAAATACCTGCTCACGGACACAGTATTACTGCAAATGCTTTTGCAGGTAATCTTGGATTAGTTCAGTGTCCTGTTGGTGGTGATGGTAACAAGTATGGTACTGGGGATGATGCCAGAGATGCCTCTTCTGAAACTGCAAGATATGTTGCAAACAATACAGGTAGCGGTGGCGCACATAATCACGGCGGTTCATTTAGCGGTAGTTCAATGAGTGTTGAACAACCATATGTCGCTATGAAATTTATGATAAAACACTAAAGGAAAATAAATGTCATACTCAGCAATTGTACCAGATAAAATGTTAGCCAGTAATAATGTAGGCGTTAAATGTGAAGACGATTCTTTCTGGAATCAATTTACAAACATACACGCTATTCAGGTAGATGTTAATAATTCTTCATGGGTAGAGATGTCTGATGGAACATCTCGTGATGCAACTGAAGAAGAAAAGACTGCAGTAATAAATAAATTTAATGAAATTAATAATGCCATTATTGAAGCAGAACGTCAGAAAGAATTTGATTGGGATAACTCTTGGGATAGGGTTCGTAGAACAAGAACAATTCTTTTACAAGAAACAGATAAATATCTTGTTGCAGACTTTCCAATTACACCTGAAAAGCGTACTGAATGGGAAACATATAGAACTGCCCTTCGTAATATTCCTATTACTTACGCAGATGAACAGCCTATAAACATTACATTTGATGGTCCGGGGAACGTATATGTTAGCGGAACAAAAGTCATTGCAGTACCAAGTTAAAACACCTGACTTTCAAGGCGTACATTTGTGGGATAGACAGATAAATTACCAAAAACAAGACTTTGGCGTGATGCTTGGGTTTTATCTGGAGACAAAATAGACTATAATAATAAGTTAGCAGTAAATGTTTTAAAAAAAAAATCAAAAAACCCTGTAGAAATGCAGCAACTAATTGAAATCTGGGAGCAAACAAATGGAAATGTCTAGTTTAATTGATATGCTTATCGCGTCAATTGTTGCTGGATTTGCTTGGTGGGCTAATGGAACATCACGTGAACAAAAACGAATTGAAATTTTGTTAAATAAAACAAGAGAAGATTATGCTACTCGTATGGAAATGCGAGATGATATGCGCCGTGTTATGGAAGCACTTCACCGTGTAGAAGATAAATTAGATAAAGTTTTACAGAGGGATTAAATAAATGGCATCAACTTATACTTCCAGAATTAGACTAGAAAAACAAGCAGATGGAGAAAATCCAAACTCTTGGGGTTTGATTATGAATCAGAATGTCATTGACCTTATTGATGAGGCAGTGGCAGGATATGCAATTGTGTCTGTGTCAAGTGTACCTGTTTCACTTACATCAAATAATGGTGCAACAGACGAGGCTAGACAAGCATCTCTTGAAATTGCTGGTGAACTTTCTGCTATTGTTACTATTACTATTCCATCTGAAGAAAAAACATATTTTATTCGTGACAACACAACTCAGATTTCAGCAACAAACTTTGCAGTTGAAATGAAAACAGCAGGTGGTACAGGTGTTCGTGTCAACAATGGTTCAAATATCTTTGTTGCTTGTGATGGTACAGATATTTATAAACTAGAATCTGCTACTTCTGTATCTGCATTTACAGCTAATACTTTAAATGCTACGAATATCATAGTATCTGTTGTGTCTGCCACTAATATTTATGGAGATATATCTAATGCCACTGGAACAATTCCTCTTCCATCAGGTCTTGTATTCCCCTATGCTGGAACAAGCGCACCTAGTGGATATTTATTTTGTTATGGACAGCAAGTTAATAGAACTACCTATGCTAACTTATTTAGTGCTATAGGAACTACGTATGGTGTTGGAGATGGCTCAACTACTTTTAATTTACCAGACCTTCGGGGGCGTGTAGTTGCTGGTAAAGATGATATGGGTGGAACAAGTGCGAACCGCCTTACTAACCAAAGCGGTGGACTTGATGGCGACACGCTGGGTGCTACTGGCGGTGGTGAGACGCATACACTTACAGTTGCTCAAATGCCATCGCATAATCACTTTAGTGGGTGGTATGGTCCACGTCCTGCCAGTGGCACTGCTAACGAATTTTCGACATCATCAGGGGCATACCCTTCAGTTAATACAGGTTCCACTGGCGGTGATGGAGCGCACAACAACGTACAGCCAACATCTATTCTCAACTATATTATTAAGACATAGAAAATTTTATGGCAACAAAGTTTACATCATTAAATTTTCTTCCCGGTTTTCACAGGGAATCTACCCAATATGCCGAAGAAGGTAAATGGTATGATGGTAATCGTGTGCGTTTTCGTGAAGGAAAACCAGAAAACTTACGTGGTTACGAAAAACATAATACAGAAAGTTTGGTAGGTATTGCTAGAGATATACTTGCGTGGGCAGATAATGATACACGTAAGCATATTATCTTAGGTACTAATGAACAGGTATATGTAGAAAAAGACCAAACACTATATGATGTAACACCTATTGTATCTGTTGTATCCGCATCAGATATTTTTTCTACTAATGCAGGTTCTGCACTTGTTTCTGTAAATATTACAAACCACGGCGCACAAGCAGGTGACCGTATTATTATTGAGGCTGCTGCTACAGTAGGTGGTAATATTGATTTGACTACATCTGCCGCAGGTGGTCCTATTTTTACAATTGTAACTGCAGCAACATTAAATGATTTTACAATTCAATCTGTTATTACTGCTACAGATACTTCTGCTACCGCAGGTGGAACTGCAGTATCTGTAGCTTTTTTATTGCCTAAACAATTATCCAATAGTATTCAAGGTCTTGGTTGGGGTGCTGGTAATTATAATGCAGGTGCTTCAGTAACTGGTGGTCGTGCTTGGAATAACCCTTCTGCAACATCTGGGTTTACTTTCCGTGGCGCACAGTGGCAGTTTGATAACTGGGGTGAAGATGTACTAGGTTTACGTAGAGGTGGTAATTTATTTTACTTTGATACAGATGTATCTATTACACCAGAGCGTATGAAAATTTTAACAAGTGCTACCAATGCACCTGTTGTTACTGTTACGGATGCGCCTTCACAATCTAATTACTTTGTTGTGTCTCCTAATGATAGACACGTTATTTGTTATGCGACTAATGAATACGCAAGTGGTAACTTTAATGCAATGCTTGTACGTTGGTCAGACCAAGAAAACTTTACAAACTGGACACCTTCTATTCAAACTACATCAGGTGAAGTTATTCTTGCGGATGGTACAGAAATTGTAGGGGCTGTACGTTCTCGTAACTCTATTCACATTTGGTCTGATAATGCAATGTATACACAGCAGTTTGTTGGTCCACCTTTTATCTTTAACTTTCAACAAGTTGGTACAAACTGTGGTTTGATTGCACCCCATGCAGCAATAGACTATGATGGTATTTCATTCTGGATGGGTGACAATAACTTCTATGCTTTTGATGGTCGTGTAAATAATTTGCCTTGTACAATACGTAGACATATCTTTGATGACTTTAATATGACTAATAAAGATAAAGTATTTGCTGGGGTTAATTCAGAATTTAAAGAAATTATTTGGTTATACCCTAGAGGAAATAGCACTGAGCCTAACGCATATGTTATATTTAATGTTGCGGAACAAACGTGGGTGTATGGTGATACCTTCTACACTACCTTTGCTGATAGAAATATATATGATAATACTTTAACAACAGGTGCAGTGTCTGCTACTGCTGGTCAGTATCTTTGGGATAACGAACCTGCTGATTTGTATACAGGAGATGGACTACCCTTGTCTTCATATATTGAATCTGCAAAAATTGATATTGAAGATGGTACTCAAATTATGTTTATGGATAAAATTATTCCTGATTATACTTTGGGTACAGGTAATGATATTGAAATATATGTTAAAACAAATGAGTACCCTGCAAGTCCAGATATAATTAAAGGACCATTTACTATTAATAGTACTACAAAGAAAATTGATTTTAGGGCAAGAGGAAGACAAGCATCAGTTCGTGTGTCTGGTACTAATGATGGTACATGGCGTTGGGGTTCTGTGCGTGTAGGTATACAGCCGGATGGTGGTAGATAATGGCTAACTATCCTAATCTTCCTAAGTATATTTATGCTACTAGTCCTCTTGAAGTATATAGAGAAGTACAGTCTTGGGCTAATCAACTGTCTCAAGAATTAGATTTAAGAGATAATAAAGTAGATAGTACACCTTCTACAAAAGTATATGCAGTTACTACAGTAGCTGATATCGGTCGTCCTAGTAGTGGAGATATAGCATATTCAAAAGATGAAGGTAAGTTTAAAGGTTATGTAAGTGGCACAGGATGGGTGGATTTTAACTAATGAACAATAAAGAATATTTTGATATGCTTAATAATGGTAGCTATATTACCAATATTAATAAGGGTGTCGTACAAACTAATGATTATTTTGGAACAAAAACAGTTCAGGGTATGGCATTAAACCTTGGTTCATTGTATAATAAGAGCAGTAACTTTCAAGCAGATATGACAAAAGCGCAATCTAATTATATGTTTCCAAATAAGGCAGGTAAGTAATGGCTTATTATATTAACAGACAAGCACCACAATCTGGCCTTGCTAATCTACTTGCTTTACGTGGTAGACAGGGAGACACAGAACTTGTTCATATGTCTAAGCCTGAAATGAATGTGCTACGTTCAATGGGACAATTAAGTATTAATCCTAAGACTGGATTACCTGAAGCATTTAATCTTCAAGAAGCATTCCAAGGTATCGCTGGTTTGATTAATCAGTCTCTTACTGGTAAAGAAGCAATGCAAGAACTTATGAACTTTGGTCGTAATAAAATTGCTGAGTATAATGCTGATGATATAGAAGAAGAAATGCCTCCACAACAACCACCAATGCAAATGGCTCCGCAACAGCCACCAATGCAAATGGCTCCGCAACAGCCACCAATGCAGCAGGAAGCAATGCAAGGTCTTCCAGCTATGTTGGCAAAGGGTGGTGAAGTTAGTGGCGGTGGTAGGCCGTTTGAGGGCATGATAGATGTAAATAATAATGGTGGGGATGGTATGTCTGATGACATAGGGTTTAAGGTAAAAGGTGACCCTGTAATTAAGAATGCTCTTCTTAGCCGTGATGAATATGTAATACCTGCAGATGTAGTATCTAATCTAGGTAATGGTTCTTCTGATGCAGGTGCAGAAAAACTAGATAACTTTTTAGATAGTGTTCGTAAAGCATCAACAGGAACAACAAAACAGATTAAACAAATAGACGGTGACAAAAAACTTGAGGAGTTGAAGTAATGGCAGAACCACTATACAACGTACCAGAGGATTATAAATCTGGTCTTGCGGATATTCTTAAAGAAGCTAAGAATATTTATGAAGCAAAGAAAGGTGCTGGTTACCAAACATATACTGGGGAACAGATTGCTGGGTTTTCTCCAGATGAACTTGCAGCTATGCAGGGTATTGCTGGTCTTGTAGGAAAAGGACAAGAGTACTTTAAACCTGCTGAACAAATTACGTATGGTCAGTTGGAACGCTTTACTCCTGACACTGCTCAACAATATATGTCACCGTATCAACAGGCAGTTGTAGATGTAGAAAAGCGTGAGGCTCGTAGACAAGCTGAACGTACAATGCAAGATATTGGTGCAGGTGCAGTTAGCAAAGGTGGATTTGGTGGGTCACGTCAAGCTATTCTCGAAGCCGAAGCTGGTAGAAATCTGCAACAGCAATTAGGTGATATTCAAACTCGTGGTTCTCAAGCTGCTTTTGAAACTGGTCTGCGTTCATTTGAAGCACAAAAAGAACGTGAACGTGCAGCAGCGTCTGGGTTGTCTTCTCTTGGACAAGCTGCTCCTAGACAGGCACTTACAGAACTAACTGCATTGTCAGGTATTGGTGAAGCACAGCGTGGTATGACACAGGCTGGTCTTGATATTGCTCGTTCAGAATTTGAAAGACAGCAGCAATATCCATATGACTTGCTTGGTCAGTATCAGGCAACTCTATATGGTTACCCTTATCAATCTACTCAACAGTTCCAACCAAAGGCTAAAGCTTCTGCTGCACAAAACCTTGCAGGTTTGTTAGGTGCGGGTGCTAAAGCATATGGTAGTGGTATGTTTAGTAGCTTTGGTTTTAATACTGGTGGTCGTATTGCTTACAACTCTGAAGGTGGTTTATCAGGTGTTATAAAAACACTGGCTGATGGTATGACAGTAGGTAGTGATAAAGATATGACACCTGCGGGTCAGGCATTAAATAAAGCAAAACTTGCTTCTAAAATGTTAGAATCATATTCTGGTTTACAAGAATCTATTGGAGCATATGGAACTGCTGCAGAAGAAGCTTTTAAAAAACAAGCAGAACTAGCTGCAGAAAGACAAGCTGAACTAGAAAAACAATCTTCTCCTTTAAATTATATTAGTGATTTACTTATTGGATATGCTGCTGCAGACCCTGAAGCAGGACTTGGTTCACAACTTGCTGGTGCTGCTACTTATGCAGAGGAACAAAGAAGTATAGTTGATAATGAAATAAGGCAAATACAAAAAGATTTAGCTGAAGGAAAAATTTCTCAAGCTGAAGCTAACTTAAAAATACGTCAAGCAGAACTTAAAGCATCTAGTGATATTGCAGATGTCTTTGATACTGATACAGATATTGAATCAGCGGATATAGGACAACTAAAATCAATTGCTGCTCAAATGTCAGATGTTAAGTTTTATCCAGATACAGGAGTTCTGGAAGGAACCCCTCAAGCAAAAACTGAATATTTAAATATTCTTAAAATTTTAACTAATGCTTTTAAAGAATCAGGTGGTGATTATACTAAAGCATTAGAAGCATTATCAAAAACTAGAAAACCAATAAAAGACCTTGATGATGTACCTAGTGTTCCGCTTGACCCTAACAGTCCTGCAGCCAAAGCAGATAAGTTTAAACAGTCTAAAAAAATTAGTGATTTAGCACCAAAGCCAACGACATAATAGAGTTACATTTATGATTGCTCCTAACACACAAGAATTTTATAATTTAAAAACTGAAGTTGATAATCAATTAGATACAGGTTCTATTGATAGTCAAGAAGGTTTGAAAAATTTTCTTGAAAGTCAAGGCGTGGGCTTTGATGAGTATATGACTGTGCTTAATGACTTTGAAAATCAAGAGCCTACTGCCGAAGATAAACTTAGAGAAAGTCCTTTCTATATTATTCCAGACCCGGTAAGAACTATAGGTGCTTTTGTTGGTGAAACAGTTAGTGATTTAGGTACATTAGGTGGACAAGCAATTGAACTTATAGGCGGTAAAGAAAAACGAAAAGAAGTTGAAGGTGGTTTAAAGAAAGCTGCAGAAGTAGTTGAGGAATATACTCCCAAACCTGTATCATATTTTTTTAAAGAAAAATTTGACCCTAAGTTAAGCACATCGGAAGCTATTGCCTCTGAACTATTGCAGTTTGGAACAGCGGCAGGTGCAGTTAAGCAAACTATAAAAAATATTGTAAAACCTAAAAGCAAATTAGGCAAGGCTGCAGAGGCTTTTGGAATAGGTGTAGCTGCAGATGTTTTAATTAGAGATGAAGATGAGCAAATAACAACAGAATTAATTTCTTTAATTCCGGGAATGGAAAGTGTTGTAGAAGATTTAGTAATCAATCCAGATGATTCAGTTGCTGAGAAAAGACTTAAACAGCTTATTGATTCTGCTGCAGGTGCTGGTATTATTGGTGCGGGTTTTGCTACCTTGGCTCCTATTTTAAAAACAGGCGGCAAAAAAATACTTAATAAATATAAAGCTGTAACCAAAGATAAAGTTACAACACCTGTAAAACCTTTGGGTGAGGCAAAGGTTGTTGAATCTGCTGTTGAAGATATTGGTAATGGTATTTATAGACAAAGAAATAAAATAATAGAAACAATTGGTAAAATTAATACTGGACTAGGTAGAGTATTTACTTCTAATTTGTCTATTCCAAAACCACTTTATGAATCTATTCTTAAAAAGAATAGTTTTGTAAAAGCTAATGAAATTATTAGTAGGTCTGAATTAAAAAAATTAGAAAGTTTACAGAAAAAATATGGCGGTGATTGGCAAGTAATGAATAAGGTGTTGGATGGTACAGCATCTCAAGGAGATATTCAATCTTTAAATCCAGAAATTATTAAACAGTTAAACACAATGCGTAATATGTTAGATGATAAAACTCAACTAGCATTAGATTTACTTGAGTTACCTATGGATAATGAATTACGTATTCAGCTTGATAAGGGAATGGGTGCATACCTTACAAGAACATTTGAAAACTTTTCAAATCCTAGTTGGTCTAAAAAAATTATGTCTGTTGTTGATAATAAAATTGACATCACAGATGCTAACAATACTGAGGTTATAAAAATTGTTAATAATGCAAGGAGACATTTTAAAAAAATGTATCCTTCTTATACGGAAGCACAGATTGATGGTATTATTGATACTGTTATTAGTAGTGCAAAAAATAAAGACCAGATGAGTTCTATTATTGATATGATTAGCGGTAGTGGTTATGGTGGACCCGCAGCTAAAATTCTTAGAGGAAGACAGGACTTAGATAAACCTATCTTAGAATTACTTGGTGAAGTAAAAGATGTTAAAAGAAATTTTATTGAAACAATTTCCAATCAAAATAAACTGATAGCTAAAGCAGAATACTTGCAGGATATTAAAAAATTTGCTGAACAAAATTTAAATAAAGAGGTTAAACTTGATGGTTTGATTCCTTTTATTCCAACAGACGTGGCAACATTTCTTAATAAAGCAGAACCCGGAGTTGTGTCTAACCTTGGAAAAATATCTCAAAAAGAATTAGGTGAGTTGGGTAAAGCTGCTGACCCTGTAGGTTTAAATAAGTTTACTACAACTGACCAGCTTTCTACAATGCTTGAAAAGGGAGTTGATTTATTTGAGTTAGATAGTAATAGTGCTTTAGGAAGAATATATAATGCTACGGTTGCAAAGCCTTTAGCATACACACAGGCAACAGAAACTATCTATGACCATACTGCTTATCTTTTAAATACTGCAGGTATGTTCCAACAACTAGCAGTTAATGGTTATTTGTTTAGACCATCAGGTATTAAGAATGCAAAGAATGCCGCTTATAATATTATTCAAAGAGTTAAAAAAGATGACCCCGAAGCAATCAATACTATTAGAATATTATTAGAAGAATCTGTATTAGATTCTGATATTGCTGTTGAGAATATTAAAAAAAATATAGATAGGTTTGGAGAAGATATAGAGAATACTGTTTTAAAAGCAGCCAAGAGAGGTATCAAAGCACCGGGTCAAGTTTACGGTGGTATAGATGACTTTGGTAAAATAATGGCTACCTTTGCAGAAGTAGAAGATTATAGAAAAGTCTTCCCAAATTTAACCGAAGAAGAACTTCTTAGAAAAGCTGCTAAGAATGTTCGTAATACTATGCCTTCTTATACAACAGGGGCTTTTTACGCTCGTGCTTTAGGTCGTGTTCCTTTAGGAACATATGCTATGTATCCTGCAGAAGTTTTAAGAACAAGTGCTAATATTTTAAAAATAGGGGTTAGTGATTTACGTGAGGGATTTAAAACTGGTAATAGTGCTTTAGCCCAAAAAGGTTTTAATAGATTAGCATCTGCTGGTGGAGTTACTGCAGGTATAGTTGCGTATAACAGAAGAAACAACGAAGCAATGGGAATTACAAAAGAAGATGAACGTGCTATAAATATAGTGTCTCCCGAATGGCAGCAAAACAGTACAAAAATTTTTACACAACCATTATATCTTGACCCAAAAACAAATGATGTAATGACAAAATTTACAGACACATCTACTATAGATGCACATGAGTTTCTTAAAACACCTATTCGTGCTATAATAGGTAGAGTAATGGCAGGTGAAGAAATTACAGATAGAGAAATAGATGATGCAGTTTGGAGTGGTTTTAAAAGTATCATGTCTCCTTTTGTTTCTGAAAAGTTTTTAACAAGCGCAGTCTTAAATGCATCTCGTGGTGTAGATGATAATGGTAATCCTGTTCCATATGTTGAAACATTAGGTGATAATTTTTGGGGAAGAATTGTTTATGCTGTACCTGAAATAGCAAAACCCGGTAGTTTAAAAGGCCTTAATAAATTAGAGGAAGCCAAAAACTCTGAAGCGGTACTAGGTAAAGATGAGGGTGTTTCTTACGGAGGATTTCCTAACAGAGCAAAAGAACAAGAGTTCTTTTTAAAGACAGGTATTAGAAATAATACAATGAACTTTTCTAAATCTGTTGGTTATAGTATATATAAAGACGTGCAAGAAATTAATAAAACAAAACAAGTATTTAAAGATTATTTAAAAAAAGAAGTAGGCATTCGTCCAATTACTCCTGAAATTGCTGACGAAATTTATGATAAGTATCTTTCAATACAACAGCAAAAAAGAGAATTACAAAGTAGACTATTAGATAAAATTAATATTATATCTAATGTACAGTATTATACTAAGGATTCAAACGAACCAAAAACTTTTGGAACTGAGGGTATATTAAAAGCTGTGACATCAAAAGGAAAGTATAAAGTTAATCCACTTATTCTTAGGACGTTAGCACAAAAAAAGAATGGTTTTTTCCAACCAGATTCATTTTCAAGTAGTGAGTTGTCAGAACTATTTAAAGATAAAAAACTACCCTTGGAAGTTATAAAAGGTTTAAAAGAAATAGAAGTAGGTATAACAGGTTCAGCATTAAAGGATATTAAATAATGGCTAAGAAAAAATCAGACACATCAGGATTGTCGGGTATTATTAAAAACGTACCTCGTGAGATTGACATCAAGGGTCAGCCTCATATGTTGGCATGGATTACACCTAAAGAAGGTAAGACATTGAAAGACCTTGGTGGTGCTGGTAAACCCGGACCTATGGGTATCCCTGCTTACTACGGTGAAGACCCGGGGTTTGATGGTGGAGGTGGTGGGTCAGCACAGGATGACCCGGGAGGTCGTGAGGATACTTCTGCAGGAGATACCAGTACATCAGATGCTGAAACAGATGACCCAGATACACGTGGTGATGTAAGCGATAGCTATCGTGGTAGCGTAGGCACAGGATTTGGTAGTTATAAAGGTGGTGCTTATGAAGGAGATGATGATAGGTCGGGAAGGTCTTATGCCGATACAAGCTACGCTTTCCAAGGTTATGGCGGTCCTCGTGATATAGGTGGTGCTACTCAAGCACAACTTGATGAACTTGCTAAAAGAGATTCATGGTTATCAAGAAAAATATTAGATGAAAGAGAAAAAGGAAATGTGTATGGGTATAGTGTAAACCCAGAAACAGGTAAAATTGTAGGTATATCACATAAAGATACAACAGGTATTGGCGGTCTTA